GGGGCAACGCCAGCGTCGGGGACGACGCCCGCGTCGGGGACGACGCCCGCGTCGGGGGCAACGCCAGCGTCTGGGGCGACGCCCGCGTCTGGGGCGACGCCCGCGTCTGGGGCGACGCCCGCGCCTGGGGCAACGCCGACATCACCCACACCCAGCACCACCTCACCATCGGCCCCGTCGGCTCCGAAGACATCACCGTCACCATCTGGCGCACCAAGGACGGCCACCAAGTGCAGGCCGGCTGCTGGGGACCCGGCACGCTCGACGGGCTCGCCGCCGAAGTGAAGCGCCGCCAGAGCACCGAATGGGAACACCGCGACCCCGCCGACGTCGGCCGGTGGACCGCCCACTACACGCACATCATCGCCCTCGGCGAAGCCGTCGCCGCGTCGTGGGACGCCGAACGATCCACGAAGGAGGCCAAGTGATGCAACACCTTCCGATCTACGAGCAAGTTCGCCGCACTGTGCCGTGCTCGATGCTGTGCGACAACACCCCGGCCGACGAGCTCGAGGCGCTGGACGTCGATGTGGAGCTCGACCACCTGCCCGTGTACTTCGGCCGCCCGAACGAGATGCCGAGCGTGATCCTGGCGATCGTCTCCATGGTCGGCCTGGTGGGGATGCTCGCGTTCATCATGTACGCGTGGGCGGTGTCCGCATGAGCATCGACTTCATTCCCGAACCGATCGCCCGTCCCGGCACACGCCGCGCCACCCCAGCGAAGCGGACCATGACTGCGGAACGTCGCGCCATGCTTCGCCGTATCACCCGTCGGCATCTGAGCCACGCGGAACCCGCCGAGCAGTACGCAGCCCGCCAGTTCGCGGCAGAGACCAGTGACCACGAGATGACTGTCCTGCACGACGACGGGGTGTACAGGCACGTCCGGTTCGCGAAGCCCGGCACCGGAATATGGTCGTGGACGCTCACCACGTGGCCGGGCCATCTGTGCATCGACGGCGACCTCGAGTCATTCACGTTTTCCCGCGAACACGACATGTTCGAGTTCTTCGCCTGCGACGGCGCCCGGATCAACCCGCACTATTGGGCGGAGAAGATCACGAACCACGCCGCCCGGCGGGGAACCCACGCGTTCTCCGAATCGAAAGCCGTATCTGCGGTCGTTCAGGACTTCCTCGCACAGCGGCACTACGTCGACGGCCCGACCGCCGATGCATGGCTCGACCTGCGTAACCAAGTCATCGACGAGATCCACACCTACGACAGCTCACTGTTCCATGAGGCCGTCAACCGCTGGAACTACGACGGTTACCACTTCACCGACACCTACGAATGGGACGTGTCGGACTGGGATCACCACTACCTGATCGCCTGCCACGCCATCGCCTGGGGAATCGCCAAGTACCGCAAGGCGGTGCAGCCATGAGCACCAACATCGGAGCCGGCGAAACCGTGCCCGGCGCCCAGTTCGGCGACACCACCCTTCCTGACTGGGTAATCGACCCCGCCCGCCGCACCGTCGCGTCCAATGCGCGCAACGCCGACGAAGCCCGCGAACTCCTCGCAATGCTGGGACTGATCGAGCCATCCGCCCAGGCCAAGACACGGACCTGCGCCGGACCTTGTGGCCGGCCCCTCCGTGGACGTCACGACGACCCCGCTGCCCACCCCGGATCCGTTCTCTCCGACAACCGGCACATGTGCAAGACCTGCGCCCGCCACGTCGCCCCCACCAAACAGGACCGGCCCAGGGTGTGCCGCGGATGCGGTGGAGCCATGCGCCCCAACAAGGCCTCGGCGAAGGACTGGCCCGGCACCAAGTCCCACACCGGCCGTGGCTACTGCTCCGGCTGCTACCACAAGTACCCGGACGGGCGGACCACGAAGCCCACCACCTTCCGCATGCCCGACGTGTGCCAAGGCACCTGCGGCCGCAGGCTCCGCCCCACGAAGACCTCCGAGAAGGAGTACCCGGGAACCGTCGGGCACTTCACCTCCGGCATGTGCCGCACCTGCCACCGCCACTCGCAGAAGGAGGCCGCGGCATGAGCGGCTGGAACGATCCGGGCGCCGACCCCGCCGAAGCGTGGCGGCCTGTTGCGGGCTACGAGGGCATTTACGAAGTGTCTAACCGGGGATCGGTCCGGTCGCTTGCCCGGAACGTAGTCAGGCGAGACGGAAACAGCTATCCGATCAGAGGGCGCATGCTCAAGCAAACCCCAACTTCTACTGGGCACTTGTGCGTCGATCTATACAACGGCAACGGCCGGGCTGATCGAAAGATGTGCCGCGTGCACAGGCTCGTCGCAGAAGCGTTCCTCGGTCCGTGCCCCGTCGGAATGGAAGTTTGCCACGAGAACGGCAACGCCCGTGACAACCGGGTCGAGAACCTTCGGTACGACACCCGGCGATCGAACATTCTCGACAAGGTGCGGCACGGTCGTGACCACAACGCATCGAAAACGCACTGCAAGCACGGTCACGAGTTCACTCCGGAAAACACCTATGAGCGAACGGAGGGCGGAAGAACGTGCAGGACATGCAGGAGAGCGCGTCAGTCCAGATGGGAAGCGAACCGCAGAAGGCATTCGGCATGAACGGAATTGACCGGGATGGTAGCGATACGACCGCGTGGGACCGCCCCACCCACACACCGATCACCATCCACGACGACCGACTCATCTGGCGGCTCCGCACCGGAACCCGCATCCGCGAAGAGTCCGGCCGCACCTTCGCCGTCACCGTCAACGGCCACCTCATCAACACCGGCACCGGCACCTGGTGCGCCGTCGCCGACCTCGAACTCCCCGTGGAGGTACTCCCATGACCACCCGCTACATCGCCCCGCCACGAAACCTGTGGCAGTGCAACACCTGCAACGACATCCGATCCGCCAAATGCGCCCCCGCCTGCCTCGCCGGCGACCACTACGACCCGCGCGCACACCGCGAGAACGCCGCCGTCACCGGCCCAGACACCGGAGACGCAGCATGAGCCACCCCGACTGGAACGACCCCGACCGGCCCGTCTTCCTCGAGTTCGACGACGGCGCCTACGCCGACCGACTCCACGAAGCCCAGGTCGACCGCGAGATGGGGGTGGATCTGTGAGCGACCTCGTCCCATGTGAAGGCGTCTACGACGGCATCCCAGACAACGAGTACCACGCCGACAAGGGATCCCTGTCCTCATCCGGCGCTCGCAAACTCCTGCCCCCGTCGTGCCCCGCCATCTTCCGATGGGAGCAAGACAATCCGACGGCACCGAAGGACGAGTACGACATGGGACACGCCGTGCACACCATGGTCCTCGGCGTCGGCGCCCCGGTCGTACGCATCGACGTCGACGCCTGGACCACCAAGGCCGCTAAGGAACAACGGGACGCCGCACGCGCAGAAGGCAAGGTCCCACTCAAGGCAGCCGACTACGACACCGCCGCCGCCATGGCCGCATCCATCCGCCGCCACCCAGTCGCCGCCGCCCTGTTCCAGGACGGCGCTGCCGAGCAGTCCCTGTACTGGCGCGACCCCGACACCGGCATCATGCTCCGCTGCCGGCCGGACTGGCTCCCACCGAACCGGACCGGACGGCTGCTCGTCGTCGATCTCAAGACCAGCACCTCAGCGAACCCCGACAAGTTCGCTAAGTCCTGCGCCGAATACGGCTACCACCAGCAGGCCGCCTGGTACCTCGAGGGCATCGCCGCGCTGCAGCTCGCCGACGACGCCGCGTTCCTGTTCGTCGTCCAGTCCAAGACTCCGCCGTTCGAGGTGACGGTCAACGAACTCGACCACGAGTCCATTCTGCTTGGCCGGCGCCTGAACCGGCATGCGATCGACGTCTACGCCGAGTGCGTCGAATCCGGCGTCTGGCCTGGATACGGCCACGAAGTCAACCGCATCACCCTGCCCGCCTGGGCCCACTACCAGTCCGAGGAGATCCTCAGTGTCTAGCCCCGCCCGCTACCAGCCGATCGCTACCCCCGCCGTGCAGCGACCGAACGCAGTCTCACAGGCCACCGCAATCGAGCAGTCCCGCGCTGTCGCCGAAGTCCAGGCCGCCGTGCTCGTGGCGCAGCAGAACCGCCGTAACAAGGCCATCGCCGTCGAAGAAATGCGGGAAGCGACCGCACAGGCGTCCGTCGCCGAGCGTGCATTCTTCAAGTTCCCCCGCGGCGGCCAGACGGTGTCGGGCCCGTCGATCCACCTTGCCCGCGAACTGGCCCGCTGCTGGGGCAACATCCAGTTCGGTGTCACCGAGCTCCGCCGCGATGACGACAAGGGCGAGTCCGAGATGCAGGCGTACGCCTGGGACTTGGAGACCAACGCCCGCAACGCCACCACGTTCATCGTTCCGCACAAGCGAGACACGAAGAAGGGCGTCGTGCAGCTCGCCGACATGCGCGACATCTACGAGAACAACGCCAACAACGGCGCCCGTCGCTTGCGTGAAGCGATCTTCGCTGTCCTGCCCGGTTGGTTCGTCGACGAGGCCCAGGACCGGTGCAACGAGACCCTCACCAAGGGTTGGGGAGTGCCGCTGCCGCAGCGCATTGCCAACGGCATCGCCGCATTCGAAGCCATCGGCATCTCACGCCGGCAGCTCGAGGCGAAGATCGGTCGACCCTCGAAGGACTGGAACGAGCACGACATCACCGCTCTCGGTGTGTCCCTCAAGTCGATCCGCAACGGTGAAGTCACCAAGGACGAGGAGTTCCCGCCGGCCACGGTGTCGGCGGAGGAGATCACCAACGCGGCCAAGCCGCAGGAGGGCGGCAAGCCCGAGCCTGATCCGCAGGAGGAGCCGCAGCCGGAACTGATTGAACCGATCTCTGACGAGCAGCTCAAGACCATGCGCAAGCTGCTCGCCAACTGGAAGTACACCACGGTCGCGGAGCGTCTCGAGTACCTGCAGTCGCAGTTCGGGGACCAGCTCAAGAGCGAGAAGGACCTCGAAGCCGCACGCGCTGAGGAGTTCATCGAGTGGCTGCAGTCCGAGCAGGCCCGCCCAGCCGAGGCTGGTGAGCCAGCATGACCGGTCACGCAGAGAAGGCCAGCGCTCTGCTGCAGGTCGCGCAGACGCAGCTCGGATCCGGGTCGAGGTTCGAGGCGGTGTCGGCGGCGAGCGTGCACGCGCAGCTCGCCCAGGTCGAAGCCACCACCCGACTCGCCGCCGCCGTGTGCGAGCTGACCGCGGCACTGGCCGATGAGGAGAAGACCGTCGACCAGATCGGCACCGAGGCTGTCGCGCGTGGTGTGGCAGCGATCGGGGACCGCCCATGACCGGCCGTCAACTGGCCGTGTTCGCCCTCGCCGTCGGTGTGTCGGCGGCGGGGGTGGCGGTCTCCATTTTCCTTGCCGGCGACTCGATTGTCGGCGCCATCGAGAAGTCGTTCCCTCAGCGCTGGAAGGCCCTGCCATGACTATCCGAACCCGAGTCCACCGCACCGAGATCCCTATCACCGACGAGACCGTGCAGACGCTCCGCGGTTACATGCGAGCCATCGCCGTCGCCCCGAGCCGACGGGCACCTACCGAGTGCTTGGAGGTTTGGTACGAGTGCGCCGACATCGACGAGGACATGACCGTCCGTTTCCACGTGCACGGCACCGGCCACCCGTTCACACACAGGCAGGTCAACGCCCCGCACGTCGGCACGGTGTTCACGCACGAAAGTCAGCTGGTGTGGCACGTCTACGCCGAATACCCCCTCTCGGAGGAACTCTATGAGGCCCGTCGTCACCGTGGCTGAAGCGATCGGCCTCACCACCGCCGGTGTCCTCACTGCCGGCGTCCTCATCATCACCATCCTCACCCCCACCGGAAGGGGACTCATCCCATGAGCCTCGCACTCGACAAGGCCCGCGCCGCGGCCGGCGGCTACGGCATCGCCGCCGCCTACGACGACATCGACACCGTCCTCGCCGAACGCGACGCACTCCGTAAGGCCCTCGCCAAGGCCGACGCCGGCAAGGACGCTGCCACCGCCGAAGCCGAACGCCTCGCCGGGCAACTCGGCACCGAACAGTTCCGCACGAAGGGCTGGCGCGACCGGGCCCTCGCCGCCGAAGAGACAGCACAACTGCACGCGAAGGACCTCGCTGCGGCCCGCGCCGACGTCATGCGCCTCACCGCACTGCTCGGACAGGGCCTCGACCTGATCGACACTGCAACGAACTACCCCCTCGCTCCGGACGACGCAGCGCTCCTCGACGCACTGCGCACCGCGCTCACCGTCGCACCCGGAGAACAGGCAAAGGCGGTGCACCCATGACCACCAAGCACGTCATCACCAAAGCCATCGACCGCAAAGACCCCAGCGAGTTCACCTACACACTCGAATGCCCCGGTGCCCCGCACTGCACCGGATTCTCCGAGTGTCACGAGAAGCACGTGCAGGACGGCATCGACGCAGACGAGGTCACCCCGTACGACGGAGAAACGGACGACGGCGAGGCGCCCCCGTGGGATGGCGCCGACGAATGGACCTTCCACGGCGTCGCACACACCTACCGCTACGGCTACGGCTGGACCGTCCCATACACGGGGTGCGTACTCCGTGAGTACGACCTGGAGTTCGACGACGCGCTGCTCGATCAGCCACCCGGACGCTACTCGATCTCCGTGTATTGGGAGGACCCCGAATCTCCGATGATCGACGACGTTCAGAGCGAGGTGATCGCCGATGCCTGAACCGATCGATATCGCAGAAGGCCGGCGCCTGCTCGACGCAGCCACCCACGTACCGTGGGAACTGGCTGGGGATCGAAACCAGTGGGGCGAGGAACGGGTCATAGCTTCGGACGGAGAGATGGCGAAGCCGCTGTTCTCCTCCCGTCGCGCAGAGGCCGATTTGATCGTGTGGGCGCGGAACAACCTGCCCGCGCTACTCGAAGCCCTCGACGATGCCGAATGTGAATCCGAGCGTTTACGCGGTGATTGGATCATCGAAAACCGGCAGCGTAAGGCTGTCGAGGCTGCACTCGCCCAAGCGCGCGCGACAAACGCTCGACTCAACCGACGATGCCAACAGGCAGAGAAGGCCGCACGCGAGAACATCGACGCCTGCAAACGAGCTGGCATGTCCTTCGGCCGATCACTCGCCAACTACGGCGCCATGCTCTACCTCGAAGACCTCGAGCGAGCACAGGCGACCATCGCCCGCGTCCAGGCGCTCATCGACGAAGCCGAACAGTCGCCCTCGCGTGGCGTCCAGTTCGGCGGCAAACCCTTCCCCATATCCGTCGGCGCAGACCAGCTCCGCGCCGCCCTGGACGGTGACCAGTGACCGACGTCCTCATCGCCCTCGGTGCGATCACACTTATCGCCATCATGGCGATCGGCTCCGGCATCCTCGGCATCCTCGTCGCTAAGTGGCTGATCTGGCTGTGGGACCGCCGATGACCCCCGACCAGCTCCGACTCCTCGCCGAACTCGCCGACTGGCAGATCCTCGGGCTCGCCGACAACCCCGGCTACTGGTGCGGCCACATCCGCGACATGCACGGCGGCGGCACACCGCGCGACAAGCAGTGGTACGACGCCGGGCTGTGGCGTTCCACGTACCGGTGGGGCATCGCCATGACCACCCACGGCGACTACACGCACCAGCGCAGCATCCGCGACCCGGAGCACGTCGTCACCATCACCTGGCGCCAGATCCTCGACTGGGTCGGTCAGCTCCCAGCCGATCTCCGTGCCGATGCCCGCCGCGCCCGCACAGCCGACGACGAGGAGAAGCAACGCGTCATCGCACTGCTCCTCGCCCCGGCACCGACCGAACCGGAGGAGCTGGCGCTGTGGTGAACGAAACCGTCACCTCCCATGTGGAACCCGCGGCGGCTCTCAAGGCCGCCGCCAACCCGCACCACGCCCCCGAGCGCCGCTGCCCCACCTGCGGGCAGCGGCCCCCGGCCGGCATGGTGCGCTGCCCCACCCTCGAATGCCGCGGCGACTGGGCACCCACCAACGACGAAAAGGAGACCACCTGATGGCCGTCTCGAAACGACTCAGGTACGAGATCCTGCGGCGCGACAACCACTCCTGCCGCTACTGCGGGGCCACCGCGCCGGGTGTGAAGCTGACCGTGGACCACGTCATCCCGCAGGTTCTCGGCGGCAGCAACGAGCCGTCCAACCTCGTGACGGCATGCTCGGACTGCAACAACGGCAAATCAGCCACCATGCCGGACGCACCCACTGTCGACGACATCGAGGCCAGATCAGCACAATGGGCCAGCGCGATGCGCCAGGCAGCGGACGAGCTCAGTGCTGACCGGCGCGCAGTCGACGACGTGTGTCGAGCGTTCGACGAAGTGTGGAGCCGATACCGGCCGGTGGGCTGGCGTTCCACTATCGAAGCTGTCTATGCCGCCGGCCTCCCCGCCGACGTCATCGTAGAGATGGCGCACGTCGCCCAGGAGGCCCGCGACGTCGACAGCCGATGGAACTACTTCTGCGGATGCTGCTGGAAACGCGTCGGCCAACTACAGGATCGGGCCGCCCGGATCCTCGATGCACCAGCAGATGCTCGGACGCATGCTAATCAGCATGCTCGTAGCAATGCTCCGAGCATATGCTCCGAGCATATGCTCGATGAGGATGCAATCGAGCGGGTCTGGAACAGTGCGAACACCGAGTATCGGGCGAAATACGGTCGCGACCTCGCCGAATGCCTCTGCTTCGGTGATTGTGAATCGGACTATCCGAATCTCTGCCGCGCCGGGATAGCCTTCTATATGCGGGGCTGGATGGGCCACGAAGAGGCCTACGGAACGCACTCGATCGGCCAAGAAAACCCATCGGAGGTGACCGATGGGGCTGCCCTGGATCCGGCTTGATACCACCATCGCGGACCACCCGAAGATGCTCGAACTGATCGAAGACAAGGCGTTCCAGTCCGCGTTCGCGCACGTGATGGCGATGGCTTACTGCGGAAAACACGGCACCGATGGGTTCATTTCCAGGTCCGCCCTGCCCTTCATTCACGCCCGCAAGACGGACGCGGACCGCCTGGTCAAGGTCGGGTTGTGGCATGAGGATCGGGGCGGCTGGCTCATCAACGGATGGGACGAATACCAGCTCAGCGACGATGCCGCGAAGAAGCGACGTGAGCGAGCGCAGAAGGCCGCGTCCGCCAGGTGGGGACCGAAGTGACCGATCCAAGCAATGCATCGAGCATATGCATCCCGCATATGCGCCAAGCAATGCATCGAGCATATGCACGTACGGGACGGACGGTACTAACGAAGATGATTGGTTACGTAGAGAATTCATCTCACCTAAGCAACGCGTGCGCGGGCGTACACAAATTTCCCTCGAATGTGGACGGATCTCACGGACGGGTCGCCGCTTCGCGCGCTCCCCGCAACGACCTCCACACGGTTATCCACAACCTGGGGGAGATCGCATGACCCGCTCCCGAGCATCAGCCAAGGCCGCCGGAGCCCGCTTCGAACGACTCATTGCTGACGCCCTCGCCCGGTACGTGGACGACCGGATCGACCGCCGAGTTCGCACAGGCTCGAAGGACTGTGGCGACATCGCCGGTCTACGGCTCTCAGACGGCTCGAAAGTGGTCGCCGAGCTAAAGGACTACGGCGGAGCCCTGAAAGTCGGCCCCTGGCTCAACGAGGCCGCAAAAGAACGCATCAACGATCAAGCCCTCGCCTCCATCGTCGTAGCGAAGCGCCGCGGCACCACCAACCCACTCGACCAGATCGTGTTCTGCACACTCGCCGACCTCATCGCCATCGTCACCCACCAACGCCCCGAGGAGACCCAGCCGTGAGAACCGAGCTGCACACCGACGATCACCTGAAAACGATCCACGAAGCGCTCTGCGTCGCCCAGACGGCCATCGGGAACTTCCCGGAGCAGCCGACCAACTGGCCGCCCTACATCCAGGTCCTGCAGAACCTCATCAACGACATCGAACGCCAGCGCCCGATCGGGTCGAACGGCAAGCACGGAAACCTGCACACCCCCAACTGCCAGTGCGAGGACAAGCCATGAAGACCGTCGTGACCATCGCTGGTATCACCACCCTCTGCACTGCAGGCTGGCTCACCCTCGCCGCCATCATCTGCGACATGGCCGGCACCGCCCTCATCCGCCTCGGAGAAGACGAATGAGCAAGTATGCGATCCGCATCTGTGGGGGCGACTACGGGTTACTCGACCGCCGCGATTCCTGCCCGAACACCCTGCACAACTGGCCCCTACCGGCCGGGTACGTCGATGCCGCCGAAATGGCAGCGTCCCGCCTCGCGCACGGTTGGGGAAACCCAAAGTGCCCCGACTGCGGCCTATACGGATGGACACCCGGCCAATTCAAAGGCACCGCGGCGGAATCGATGGAAGTGAAGGTGAGGCCATGAGCACGGAGCGTTTGGGGTCGGGTATCGCTGCGACCGTCCAGCAGATCGACGAACTCACCGCCACCATCGGACGAGCGCGTGCAGTCGTTGACCAACTCCACGTCGAACGCGATGCCTATGTCCGGCTCGGTCAGCACGGCATTGCCCAACTCCTCGGCACGTACGCATCGATGTTCGACAAGGCGTTAGGAGACAAGCCATGACCGCGCCGCGTGATCTCGCCGACGCCCACCGTCGCGGAGGAGCATGCCAAACGCCCGATTCAGTCGGTCTCTCGCTGACGAAACGGGCCTATCCCTGCTACGGCCTACCCGGAGACGAAAACAGCGAATGGTGGGCCACTCAGGCGCCACAGGAGGCGTCATGACCGAATGGGGAGTCGAATGCAACGGCTGGGGCCAGCGCCACATCGAACACCACCCCACCCGCGAATCCGCCCAACGCCGCGTCGCCGCCGGCCACGGAAACCCCACCCTCATCCACCGCGAAGTCACCGAATGGACGAAAGCAACCGACCAATGAACACCATCCTCGGCTACCTGTACCTGCTCGGCATCGCCGCCGGCATCCTCCCGAAATGGTGGTGAACCCCATGAACGAACACGAGTTCGTGCAGCAACTTCTCGAGGAATACCCACCACTCGAGCCGCCACCCGTACCTAAAAGCTGGACACACTTCGCCAGCGCCGTCAGCGCAGTCGGAAGCGCCATCGGAGACCTCATGCACACCCCAGACGGCAACGACTTCTCGGAGCTCGGACGCCGCATGGTGCATCACTACATCGCATCCATCAACGAGGATCTGTCGGGCAAGGAGGAGTCGTGAGCGAAACGTTCTACCTCCCCCGCGACCAACAGGCCCAGCTCGTCGAACTCCTCGACCAAGTCCCGTTCCTCGTCGAACAGCTCGCCATCACCATCTGCCGCCAGGACCGGCTCGGCGCCGGCCCCCGCATCAGCCGCGGAAAGCAAGCCTCACCCCTGCCGTACAACGTCGGCGCATCCGACGCCGCCGACGCACTCCACGACGAACTCGCATCATGGGTCCGCCTCGTCAGCGAACAACGCCAACTCGACTACCACGAAGACCGCGACGACACCATCAGCCTCGCCCGCTGGCTCCAACGCTGGCACATCGCCCTCGCCCTCACCGAAGGCGCCGAAACCGCCCTCCTCGACATCGAAACCGTCATCCTCGACGCCCGACGCGCCATCGACCGACCACCACCCAGGCGACCACACATCGACCCAACACTCATCAACGAAGCCACCAACCAACTCCTCAACGCCCGCGGCATTGAACACCTCGCCCGCGAACTCGACACCCGCTACCGCAACCTCAACCGCCGCAGAGTCCACGCACTCCACGAAGCCGGCCGCATCACCCCCGCCGCCAACATCGAAGGCACACACCTCTACCGAATCGGCGACGTCCTCGAAGCACACCTCACCCACCCGATCAGGAGAAAGACCGCATGAAAATCACGGAGTTCATCGAGGCCCGCATCGCGGAAGACGAACGGATCGCCCATGAGGCTGCATCGGTAGACGGCGAACATTGGACTGAAGAGGACCCGTTCGGCGGTGATAGCCCCGACCGCGTCGAGGGCTCCGGCGGCACCGCGGTGGGCTACGACATGTTCGAGAAGGTGCCTCCGCACATCGCCCGGCACGACCCTGCCCGTGTACTCCGGCAGTGCGCGTCACTTCGTCAGATCGTCGAAGACATCCAGGAACTCGTCGAAGATGGCGAGGCCCCAACCCTCGTGCACGCCACGACAGTATGGAGACTCGCTCCTGTCGCCGCGATCTGGTCCGACCACCCCGACTTCCGCGAGGGCTGGGCCATCTGACACACCACCAGCGACAACAGCCTTACGGACACCCCACCTGATAGGCTGCGCCTGCGGCGAGAGTCGATCCTCCACCAGGATCCTCTCGCCACATTCGTTTCCGGAGCAATCCGGGAACCGTCGGGTCAACCGTCCCCGCACCCACCAGCACTGGGCACAGCGGACCAGGACGCAAGCCCACCCACGACGCCACGTCCAAGGCCGAGGTGCGCGCTGCCCGACACCCAACTTCCGTTACGTCACACGACACGTAACGAAACAAAACCCGAGGAGACGGTCACGATGATCCGCACCGCCATCTGGCTCGCCATCGACACCGCACAAACCATCCTCGACATCGCCAAGATCGCAGCAGCAGACCCCGGACGCACACACCACGCCGACAACGCACGGCACCACCTGCTCACCGGGAACTGACCATGGCACTCAAACCCTGGATCTACTGGCTCATCCTCCGACTCCGGATCACACGATGACCACCAGCGAAATCCGAAACCGCCTCATCGACCTCCACTCACGCATCCGACGCGCACGCCACGACGCAGACACCGAAGCACTCCACGTCCTCACCGCAGAACTCGACCGCGTCCTCGACACCTACAACCAACAACGCAACACCAATGGCACGCGCACGTAACCGCGTCTGCTCACACCCCGGCTGCCCACACATCCAGCCAGCACCCAAGTGCCCAGAGCACACACGCCAACACGAACAACAACGAGGCAGCAGCACCGCCCGCGGATACGGACAAGCACACCGCAACCTCCGCGAGCAATGGCGGCCCATAGTCCAGGCCGGCACCGTCCACTGCGCCCGCTGCCACCAACCCATTACACCCGGCCAGCCCTGGGACCTCGGGCACGACGACCACGACCGCACCCGATACCGAGGACCAGAGCACGCCGCATGCAACCGCGCCACAGCCGGCCGGCGACCCCCAGGGGGGTGACCCTCAGAGCCCATCCCTCCCCGACCGCGGGGGAGGTGGCTCGGTGGCGCGGAGGGTTCAGACATTCCGGAAAGCCCCGCCGCCGGCGCGATGCCGGTGGCACGTCCGACGTGGCGCGATGCCGCTGGAGGAGTGATCGATATGGCACGTGGAGGTGCACGCAACAGGTCCGGCCCGCAGGCCGATCCGAAGTCCGGCCGCAGCGACCGACGCAACCTCGGGTTCGTCACGCTGCCCAGTGAGGGCTACGACGGGAAGGCGCCGGACTGGCCGTTCCCGAAGGGCACGACCCGGGAACGCGCAGTGTGGCGGAAGGTCTGGAAGTACCCGCAGGCGGCGCAGTGGATCAAGGAACCGTGGCGCTGGGAGACCATCGCGATGTGGGTGCGGTGGAAGGTCCGCGCCGAGTCGTCGGAGGCATCCGCGGCTGACGCGGCGGCGATGCACCGGCTCGCCGATCAGATCGGCATGACGCCGGCCGGGCTGAAGGAGAACGGCTGGCAGATCGCCGCCGACGAAGTCGCCGCGGTGAGAGCTGAGAAGCCTGCCACCGCGGACACTGCTGCAGCACCGGCGGCCCCGAGCCGTCGACTCCGAGCGGTGCCCGGTGGCGGGGGCGCCTGAGTTCGTCGTCGACTTCCCTACTCTCGGTGATCTGGCCGACGGCTGGATGAAACAGCACTGCCGGGTGCCGGACGGTTTCCAGCGTGGTCGCTCGTTCGAGATGGCCGACTGGCAGTTCTGGTGCGCAGCGAACCACTACCGGGTCCGCGACGACGCGGAGTGGCGCCCGGAGCAGCCGCTGCTGAACCAGGCGTTCACGTACCGGCGCTCGCAGATCGTGGCACCGCAGAAGACCGGGAAGGGACCGTGGTCGGCTGCGATCGTCGCCTACGAGGCTGTCGGGCCGTGCCTGTTCGGTGGCTGGGCCGGAAGAGGCGACGGGTACGCCTGCTCGGATTTCGGTTGCGGCTGCGGCTGGGAGTACGAGTACATCGAGGGCGAGCCGATGGGGATTCGGCATCCGTCGCCGATTATCCAGCTCACGGCAACGTCGGAGGACCAGGTCGCCAACGTGTACCGGCCTCTGGTGGCGATGATCAAACTCGGCCCACTGTCGGATCTGCTGCTGCCCCGTGAGGGGTTCATCCGTATCGCCGGTGAGATGGGTGGCGACGACTTCGACCGCATAGATGCTGTGACGGCCTCGGCGAACTCTCGCCTGGGTAACCCGATCAGCTTCGCGCTGCAGGACGAGACGGGCCTGTACACGAAGACGAACAAGATGGTCAATGTCGCCCAGACGCAGCGCCGCGGCGCCGCCGGCATGGGTGGCCGGACGATCGAGACGACGAACTGCTGGGACCCGTCGGAGAACTCGACGGCGCAGATGACCTACGAGTCGCAGGCCGCGGACATCTTCCGCTTCTACCGCAAGCCGCCGGCGACCTTGTCGTACCGGAACAAGCGGGAGCGGCGGAAGATCCACGCCTATGTCTACGAGGGTTCGTGGTGGGTGGATCTGGATTCGATCGAGGCCGAGGCTGCGGAGCTGCTCGAGACCGACCCGGCGCAGGCCGAACGGTTCTTCGGTAACCGCCTGGTCTACGGCCAGGGCGCCTGGCTGCGCGAAGGACTGTGGGAGGAGCGGTATGCCGCAGCTCTGGCTGCCCAACCCTGAGCCGGGAACGCCGATCTGTCTCGGGTTCGACGGGTCGGAGAACAACGACTGGACGGCGTTGCGCGCCGAGACCCGGTCGGGGATGCAGTTCACCCCCCGGTACGGGCCGGACCGCCGGCCGACGATCTGGAACCCGTCCGAGTGGGGCGGGCAGATCCCCCGAGGGGAAGTGCACGCAGCCGTCGACGATGTCTTCTCGACGTGGAAGGTCGCGCGAATGTACTGCGACCCGCAGGACTGGTACAGCGAGATCGGTGACTGGTCGCTGCAGCACGGCGAGGAGCACGTATTCGAGTGGGCGACCAACCGGATCCGCCCGATGTTCGATGCGATCCGCCGGTTCGAGACCGACCTGGCGTCCGGCCGCACCGAGCACGACGGGTGCCCACTGACCGAGACGAACATCGCCAACGCCCGCAAGGTGGCCAAACCCGGCCAGAAGTACGTCCTCGGCAAACCCGCCGACCACCAGAAAATCGACGTCGCGATGGCCTCGATCCTCGCTCACGAGGCCGCCGCCGATGCTCGCGAGGCCGGGTGGGAAGACACCGATTCCCGCATGTTCTGTTTCCGATAGGAGGGTTACGGATGGCGCTCTCCACCGATGAATCCCGGCTTGTGACCGCGCTGCAGATGGATCTGCTGAAGCTGAACAAGGACGACACGGACCTCGATCGGTACTACCGCGGCAAGCAACACGTGGAGATGATCGGCCTCGCCGTGCCGCCGGAGCTGCGCGGGTTCGAGTTCCCGCTGGCCTGGCCGCGGGTGGCAGTCGATGCGATCGAGCAGCGCCTCGACCCGAAGTCGCTGATGCTGCCGGACCAGTCCGTCGAGGACGGCACGCTGCGCGAGGGCTGGGATGCGAACAACCTCGATTCCGAGTCGTCGCTGTGCCACAAGGATGCGCTGATCTACGGCCGCTCGTTCGTCACCGTCGGTGCGAACGAGGAGGACAAAGAGCATCCACTGGTGATGGTCGAGTCGCCGCGGCATCTGACGTGCCGCATCGACACCCGGCATCGGAGGATCGAGTCGGCGCTGCGGGTCTACTACGACGGCGACGGCCGCACCCAGCTCGGCACCCTGTACACCAATGACGCCACGATCCAGCTCGAGAAGAACGTGTACGGGCAGTGGAAAGAGGCCAACCGGGTTCCGAATCCGGTCGGCCGCGTGCCGATCGTGATGTTCCTCAACCGGCGGCGCGCCGGCCTGTGGGTCGGCGAGTCGGAGATGGCCGACGTGCTGCGCCCGACGGACATGGCCGCCCGGGCGCTGATGAACCTGCAGCTTGCCCTCGAAACGCACTCGGTGCCGCAGCGGTGGGCGCTCGGTGTGTCCAAAGGCGACTTCGTCGGCCCGGACGGGCAGCCGCTGCCGGTATGGGAGGCGTACTTCTCCGGGATCTGGGCGAACCAGAACAAGGACGCCAAGGTCGGGCAGTTCGCCGCCTCGGACCTGTCCAACTTCAACGGCGTCATCGAGATGCTCGCGCAGCAGGTGTCGATGGCGACGGGCCTGCCGGTGCGCTACTTCGGGCAGAACCCGGCGAACCCGGCCTCCGAGGGAGCGATCAACGCCGACGAGTCCAGGATGGTGAAGAACGCCGAACGCAAACAGCGCGACTTCGGGGACTGCTGGGGCTGGGTCATGGCCCTCTACCACCGGTATCGCACCGGCGACTGGATCGACGGCAACCGCATCAAGGTCGAGTGGCACAACGCCGGCACCCCGACCGACGCGCAGAAGGCCGACCAGATCCAGAAGCTCAACGGCGGCAATCCGGTGCTGTCCCGCGAAGGATCGTGGGACGAGATGGGCTGGAACGAGGCCCGCAAGGAACGCGAGCGACGGTACTTCGAGAGCGAATCCGACGACCCGGTCCTGACGAGGCTGACCCGCGAGTTGTCCCGCAACGACGACACCGGCGGCCAGGCCGACGAGCAGGTGAACGATGCTGCCGACCGCATCGGCTGAGCACTACAGCGACCAGCGGCGCATCATGACCCGTGTCCTGGCGCTGGCGCGCCGGATCTGGGGCACGAAGCCACCGTCCGACTTCGATTCCTGGTTCGACCGCAACGTCGAGCTGCTCGTCGCGGCCGTGACCGCCGGGCAGCGGCAGGCCGTGGCCGGCGCCGACGGGTACGTCACCGACGTGCTCGACGAACTCGGCACCCCGGTCGCCGCCGAGGCCGAGCCGGTCACCGCGTCGCTGGTGGGGATAGCCTCGGACGGTCGCGGGCTGGACTCGCTGATGTACGGCGCGGTCATCACCAGCAAACGCGGCATCGGCCAGGGCCTCGCGCTCGAGGACGCCTGGGATCTGGGGATGAAGGCGCTGCTGCTGCGCGTGCAAACCCAGGTCGCCGACGCGGCCCGGGTCGCGACCGGCCTGTCGATCACCGCCCGCCCGCGGGTGGGGTACGTGCGGATGCTGAACCCGCCGTCGTGTTCGCGGTGTGCGCTGCTCGCCGGGAAGTTCTACGGCCACAACCGCGGGTTCCTGAGGCACCCCGGCTGTTTTCCAGCCGGCGTGACCGTGAGTGGTCCGTCAGTCGACGCATCCACGCGGCGGTGGTACGAGGGGGAACTCGTTGTCCTCACGACCGCAAGCGGCCAGAACCTGTCCCTGACCGGTAATCACCCGATACTGACACGTCGCGGGTGGATTCCTGCGAATCTCCTCCATGAAGGTGATTATGTAGTCCGCAGCACCCGGCCCGAGGGCGCTACGCCCCTCGTAGTCCCAGACCATAACCAGGTGCCAGCCCTCATCGAGGATGTATGGGGTTCGTTCGCTGTGAACGGGCTTCACCGAGTGCCAACCGCCCCCGAGGACTTCCACGGCGACGGGAATGTCGGCGAGGTCGACATTGTGTACCCCAATCGCCCTCTGCGGGGTCGTGAGAACGCCGCGTTCGGCGAGCATCGTGTGGAGAAGTTCCTCTCCGGAGGATCCGAATCTGCCGAGCTTCTCATTGAGAAGGGCTCGTCGGAGCTTGTCGATGTGCGGGGTCTTCCGCTGTCGAGCAACTCTGTTCGCGGCGGCGGCTTGGAGCTTCCGTTCGCCGGGCGTCAGCTTCGACGCACGGACCAGGCCGGCTTCCTTATGGCTCCGGATGGGCACGTTTGCGGCGATGAGACGTTTGCGGATGATCTCGCGAGAGACTCCGTATTGACGGGACAGGGCGTACTCGCTGGCTCCGGCCTGGTAGGCGGAAACGATGTCCTCGATGGGGAGTTCGACAGTGCGCGTTGGGATGCCCCGGCGGTGCCGTTCTCGATGGAAAGCCGTGCGGGATATTCCAGTCGAGGAAAGGAGCTCTTCGACCGGCTCTCCGGCCAGATAGAGCTCGATCGCGTGGTCGTACTTAGCAGGGTGGATTGGAGCGGGCATGTCTACAACCTGACTTCCTCTGAGGGATGGCACACCGCCAACAGTCTCATTGTATCAAATTGCGACTGCCGGCACATCCCGACCAGGGAGGACCGGGCCGACGACGTCACGACCGACCCGAAGGCGTACTTCGACAGCCTGACCGCCGAGCAGCAGAACACGCTGTTCACCCGGGCCGGTGCCGAGGCGATCCGCGATGGCGCCGACATCAACCAGGTCGTCAACGCCGAACGGGGTATGGCGACCACCCAGGTCTACGGACGCGAACTGGCCACCACCACCGAGGGCGTCACCCGCCGGGGCATCGCCTACGACGCGATGCGCCGCGCCGGATACGCCCAACGCGACACCGACGTCCGCACCGGCCGGTACTTCCAGGCCAAGGCCCCGCGGCTGATGCCCGAGGCCATCTACGAGATCGCAGAGGACCGCGCCGACGCGCTGCGCCTGCTGCGCCTGTACGGCTACCTCACGTAGCCACCTTGAGTTTCCGCCCGGCGCGAGGCCGGTCGGATGTCCCCCGCGATGGAGGAGCACCACCGATGAACCTGCCCACTCTCCGACTCATCCTTGGCGCCGGCGACGGTGTCGGAATCGCCACCGGGCAGCAGGACCCGGCTCCCGGAGGTGCGACGCCCCCGGCCGACCCGCCTGCGCCCACTTCGGAGCCGAGCACTCCCGACGAGCCCCTCGGTGAGGGCGGGCTGCGCGCACTGCAGGCCGAGCGTGAAGCTCGCGCCAACGCGGAACGTCAGGCCGCCGAACTCGCCGCCCGGGTCAAGGAGTTCGAGGACGCGAACAAGTCGGCCGAAGATAAGGCCGCCGAGCAGCTCACCGAGCTGCAGCGCACCGCCGCAGAGAACGCCGCGAAGGCACTGCGGTACGAAGCCGCCGCGAAGGCCGGGCTCCCGTTGTCCGCCGCAGGTCGCCTGCAGGGCAACAACCTCGAGGAGCTCGTCGCCGACGCGGAGAGCTTCAAGGCACTCATCGGTTCGGCCACCGCCGACACGAAGACGCCGCCGCCCGATCCGTCGCAGGGCAAGTCCGGCACGGCACGACCCACCACTCTGCACGACGCGGTCAACGCCCACTACGGCGTCTGATCCGTCCCTCATCTGAAGGAGAGCCACCATGGCTGTGACCCTCGCCGAGGCGAAGAACAACGCCCAGCAGGATTACGACCCCGCGGTCATCGACGAGTTCCGCAAGGAGTCGGCGATGCTCGATGCGCTGACGTTCGACCAGGCCGTGAACCCGGCCGGCGGAGGCGCGACCCTGACCTACGGTTACCGGCGCCTGATCACCCAGGCGACCGCCGACTTCCGTGCGATCAACAGCGAGTACACGCCGCAGAACGTCACCACCGCGCCGTACGCGACCGATCTGGCCGTGCTCGGTGGCGCGTTCGAGATCGACCGCGTGATCGCGGACATCGGCCCGACCGCCTCCGCGGCGGTGGCGCTGAACATGGGCCAGAAGATCAAGGCCGCGACCACCAAGTTCCAGGACGCGGTGATCAACGGAGACACCGCCGTCGAGTCGAACGGCTTCGACGGACTCGACAAGGCCCTCGCCGGGTCGAGCACCGAGTTCCGGCCCACCACGGTCACCGACTGGACCGACTTCGACACCAACCCGCGGGCCGAGCACAAGGCACTCGACGTCCTCGACGAGTTCCTGTCGCTGCTCGACGGCGCCCCCACGGTCATCGCCGGCAACGCCCGTGTCATCGCCCGCGTGCGCGCCGCGGCCCGCCGCGCCGGCATGTACACCAAGGACCCCGTCGAGGGCCTGGTCGGGCAGGGCGGCCGCCCCGTCACCCGGGAAACCTACGGCGGCATCGTGTTCGTCGACCTCGGCGCCAAGGCGGGCAGCAACGACCCGATCATCCCGATCGAGACCCGCGATGTCGACGGCGCCGGTGCCGGCGGCAACATCACCGGCCTGACCGACCTGTACGCCTTCCGCGTCGGGCTCGACGGCTTCCACGGTGTCACCACCGTCGGCTCCCAGCTGGTGCGCACCTGGATGCCCGACTTCTCCTCGGCCGGCGCCGTGAAGAAGGGCGAGGTCGAACTCGGCCCCGTCTCGGTCGCCCTCAAGGCCACCAAGGCCGCCGCGGTATTCCGCAACATCAAGGTCCAGTGAGCCCGGCCGGGCCCCACCCCGTGAGGAGAATCTGATGGCCACGAAGATCACCGCCCCGGTCAAGGGCTACAACGGCATCGTCGCTGGTGTGCACTTCCGCGACGGCACCGCCGAGACCGACAACCCCGGCGCCCTCGCCTACTTCCGGCGGCACGGCTACGGCGTCGGCGCAAAGGCTGCCGACGCGGTCGACGGACAGCGCGGCCCCGCCGAGAACCTCGCAGGTTTCTCGGTCACCGAGCTGCGCAAGTACGCCAAGGACAAGGGCATCGACCTCGGCTCTGCCAAGAGCAAGGACGACGTCCTCGCCGCCATCGAGCGGGCCGTCTCGCCGGTGCACGCGGACATCGACCCGCTCGCCGCGGCCGCTGTCGAGGAGGAGTCGGTGCAGGACACCACGGGAGGCGAGGGTGACGACACCACTGCCGCCGCTGGTCGAGATCGCTGACGTCGAGGTCCGCCTCGGGGAAACCCTCGCCGATCCGGAACTCGGGCAGGTGCATTCGCTGATCTCGTTCGCATCCGCGAAGCTCCGCACCGTCGTCCCGACGATCGACATTCGGGTCGCGGCAGGAACCCTGGCGCGGGATCTGGTGGTCGGCACCGTCGTGTCCGCGGTGGTGCGGGGCCTGGACACGCTCCGGGTCGGGCTCCGGGTCCGCAGTGAGCAGTACCCCGAGGTGCAGACCACGTACATGGACGCCACCCCGGACATCGTGTGGTTCACCGACGGTGAGCTCGCCGACCTGGCTCCATCTGCGGGAATGTCCGGCGGTCCCTTCACCATCCGCCTGGGTGGTGGTCGGTGGTGACGCTGCCGGAGAAGTGGGTGCTGCTGCGGGAGTCGGAACCGGTGCAGGACGAGTCGACGGGCAACTGGATTCCGCAGCCGCCGACGGAGATTCCGTGGACCGGGCTGCTGCAGCAACGGCAACTGTCCGCGGCGTCGGTCGATGCCGGCAACACGGAGATCGTCATGGGGCACGTGGTGTCGTCGTTCGTGCTGCTGCTGGATCCGGGGATTCCGGTGCTGCCGGATCGTCGGGACCGGTTCCGCGACGCGGACGATGTCGTCTACCAGGTCGAAGGCAAGCCCCGTGTCCGGCGCCCCGCTCGCGGGTCCAGACGTCCCGCGTACATCGCCGCCAACGTGCGGTGCGTATCCGATATGGAGGAATGATCATGGCCGACAAGAAGAAGGATGGCGTCGTCGAGTACACCGGCGCCGACGGCAACACCCGCTGGTCCGCCGAGGACTCGAAGGCGTACCAGGACCACCTGCGGGCGAAGGAGTCCAAGGGCAAGGCCCCGGCACGGACCGAGTCCCCGAAGGTCGACGTCAAGACGACCTGATGGCCGCCCGGATCACGATCTACCACGAGCGGGCACGCCGGGAGGCACGCGAGTTGTCGCTCGACGGTCGGATCGATATCGCCCAGCAGGCAGCGAACGACGCCCGCTCGTCGGCGCCGGTCTACACCGGTGCGTACCGGGACGGCATCGGCGTCTCCGTCGAGGGCGACCGGGTCTTCGTGGTCGACGAGGATCCGGACGCGATCTTCAAGGAGTACGGCACGGTCGATACGCCGGCGCATGCGGCGCTGACCGACGCGGTCCGCCCACACGGCAAGTACACCGGCTGGCAGCCGCGGGGACGGAGGCGGTAGATGTCGATTCCGTTCGCCCCCGGCGCGGCCCGGGCGTATCTGATCAGCAGACCCGAGATGACGGCGTTGATCCCGGCCGGCAGCATCACCACCCGGGACGTGCCACAGAAGATCACCGGACCGTTCATCACCCTCCGCGCCACCGGCAACGTCGGCCCGGACCCGATGATGAACAAGCCGATCGTGCAGGTCGACACCTGGGTGCCGAAGGCCGCGATCCTCGGCGGCACCACCGATCCGGACGAGGTCGCCTGGAACGTGTCCGTCAAGGCTCGGGACCTGCTGTCGCGGGCCCGCAACGTCCGATTCCGGGACGCTGCGTGGTCGGGCCGGTGGATCGACGGGCCGATCACGTTCCCCCCCGACGTCACCCGTGGCGTCGACTTCCCCTTGTTCCGCGCCACCTGTCGCGTGGAGCTGAAGATGCGGGCTCTGTCCGCCTGACGCCCGTCGGCGTCTCTCATCTGTCCCGCCCCTGGGTGCCCTGCCGGACACGCCCGGGGCGGGACTTCCCAATCTGCTCACGTTTCGTCGTGGGCCAACCTCAGGAGGTACTTCCGTGAGCACTTACGCGGACCCCACCAAGGCGTACGCCTGGCTCGACGGCGACATCTTCCGCGCCCCGGCCGGCACCGCCCTGCCCACCGACCCGTTCGCCGCGTCCGTCGTCACCGGCACCGCCCCGGGGGTCACCTGGGATGCGTTCGGTGGCGTCGAGGCCGGGTTCGAGGTGAACCCGTCCCGCGACATCAAGACGCTGCCGGTGTGGAACCGGCGCAAGGCCCCGTACAAGGTCATCAAGGGCCCCCTCGAGGAGCGCGTCAAGTTCCGCGCGGTGGACTACAGCAAGGCCACCGTGCTGACCGAGCTGCAGGGCGGATCCATCACGGAGATCGGCACGAGTTCCGGCATCTTCAAGTGGGAGCCCGGCGACGACGAGGACTTCGCCGCGATCTTCCGGCTGTCGGACGACGCCGGCAACGCCGGCTTCTACGTCGAGCGCGCCACCCTCGCCACCCCGCCCCCGCGGGTGTTCGGTGGCGAGACCCTCGACGGGTTCGAGTTCGAGCTGCTCGCGCTGACGCCGATCGTCCCGCTCACCGACTTCAACCCCCTCGCCCCGTAACAGGAGAACTAGATGTCCGGCACCCCCAGCAAGACCACTGCTCGCCGTAAGGCTCCGGCCGTCGTGCCGGAGCCTGCGGTGGAGCGGTTCGACATCCTCGACGAGCTCGCCTTCGACGGCGGCGCCCCGGTCCCGATCACCCTGCGCGGTGTCGACGCCGACGTGCGCTGCTCGTACACCGGGGAGGAAGCGGCCCGCTTCCACGCCCTCATGGCGAAGAACAAGATCGTCGATGCGCTCGACCTCATCACCGACGGCGCCGGCCAGGCCCTGTGGGACGCGGTCGTCGACCTGCCTCCGCAGATCGTCGCCCGGCTGCTGAACAGGGTCATCCAACAGTCCGGGTTGTCCGAGGGGGAACTGCGGCCGCTCTCGCCTCCCTCTGCCGAGAGGATGGCTGGCGCGGTGCTCTCACAGGCCTTCGACGCTGGTATGGCCTCGACCTCCGAGAAGCCCTCCGCACCCTCCCATGGCGGGACTGCGGCCACCTGATTCTCGACGCCGCCGAGCGTGACGCCCAGGCCGCCCGGGACTCGGAGAACCTCGCGATGCTGCTGGACCGGGACGACTTCTGGCTCAACAGCGAGTACCGCAACTGGATCACCGACCCGGACGACCCGGACGTCAAACGGGCCCAGGCGATGCGCAAGGCCCGCGGTGTGAAACCGCCGCAGCATCCGATCCTGGCGCCGGTGGCGTTGCGGCCGAAGGAGATCGCCGAGATCCGGCGCAAGCAATACGAGGAAGCGATCGCCGATCGGAAGCCGATCACCGGCGACCGAAAGATCACATCCAGCCGCGAGTTTGCGCGGCTGTTGACCGCCCGACAGCAGGGCGCTTGACCTTCGAGGAGGTGACCGGTGGCCGGTGGCCGGATAGACATCGAGGTCGGGGCTGACGTCCGGAGTTTCCCCGCCCAGCTCGAGACCGGACTTCGTGGCGCGATGGGTGTCGCCACGAAGATCGGTTCGGCTCTGGGCCTGGCCGTCGGCGCCGGAGCGGCCGCGAAGGCGGTCCTGGACATCGGCAACAGCTTCACCAACGAGCTGAACACCCTGCAGGCCGTGTCGGGGGCGACTGCGGATCAGCTGACGAAGGTCCGCGAGGCCGCGATGGGGCTGGGCAACGACGCCAGCCTCGCCGACGCATCGGCCACCGACGCCGCCGCGGCGATGACCGAACTCGCCAAGGGCGGGTTCACGGTCGAGCAGTCCATGGCCGCGGCCCGGGGCACCCTCGAGTTGGCCGCCGCGGCGCAGATCGGCGCCGCCGAGGCCGCGACGATCCAGTCGAAGGCGCTGCAGGCGTTCGGTCTCGACGCCGACTACGCGGCGACCGCCGCCGACGTCCTGGCCAACGGTGCGAACGCTTCGTCGGCGGAGATCACCGAGATCGCGATGGGTCTGCAGCAGGCCGGTGCGGTCGCGAACCAGTTCGGGGTGTCCCTCGAGGACACCGTCGCCGGACTCGGTCTGCTCGCCAACGCGGGCATCGCCGGGTCGGATGCGGGCACGCTGCTGAAGTCGTCGCTGCTGGCGCTGACCGATCAGGGCAAGCCCGCCCAGCAGGCCATCGAAGACCTCGGGCTGAGCATCTACGACGCGCAGGGCCAGTTCGTCGGGTTCCGGTCGCTGTTCGAGCAGCTGCAAGAGGCGTCGGCGAACATGACGCCGGAGATGTACCAGGCGGCGACGGCGACGCTGTTCGGCTCCGATGCGATGCGTCTGGCCGGTGTCGCCGCCGAGCAGGGCGTCACCGGTTGGGACGCGATGCGCGACGCCGTCGACCGTGAGGGCGCCGCCGCCGATGTGGCTGCCGCCAAGATGCAGGGCCTGCCCGGGGCGATGTCCGCGGCGCAGAACGCCGCCGAGGGGCTCTCCCTCGAGGTGTACGACCTGGTCGACGGCCCGCTCGAATCGATGATCTCCAAGGGCGCCGAGCTGCTGACCGACTTCACCCCGGCCGTCGTGTCCGGGCTGACGGCCGTGGCCGACGCCATCGAACCGGTCATCGGGTTCGCCGGGGATCTGGCGGGGGCGTTCGCGGACCTGCCCGCCCCGGTGCAGGCCGCGGTCGCGGCGTTCGCCGGGATCAAGGCGTTCGGCATCGACGACACCTTCGTGTCCTGGATCGAGCAGGCCCGGGAGGCGTTCGCCGGGTTCGGCGACGAGATGGAACTGCAGCAGTCTCTCGCTGCGGCGTCGGCGTCCGAGTACGACGGTCTCGGTGAGGCGATCAACGAGAACGCCGAACCGCTGTCGGAGTGGGCGGCCGGCCTGGCTGCGGTCGAGGCCCGGGTGCCTGCGGTGCGGCAGATGGGCGACGCCTACCGCAACGTCTCCGGTCGGGCCCGTGAGATCGCCGACCGGCAGCGCGAGGCCGCGACGGAGTCCGGCCGCATGGTCGGGGCGCTGCGCAACGCCGGTGCTGCCGCCGTCACCTTCGGCGGCCAGGTCGGCGGTGTCGCGGCGGCCGGTGCGCGCGGTCTCGGGACCGCGGCGATGGGTGCGGTCAACGCGCTCGGCGGGCCGTGGATGGTCGGCATCATGGCCGCCGGCATGGCCGTGTCCGAGCTGGTGTCGGAGGTCGGCAACGCGTCCCGGCAGCAGGACATCCTCGAGACGTCGTCGCGGTCGGTCGCCGAAGCGCAACGCGACATGGCCAAGGCCTTCCAGGATTCCAAGGGCGCCATCTCCGACAACGTGCTGTCGGCGATCGGTGTGCAGATCGAGCAGGTCCGGTCGGAGGCCGAGCAGCTCGCCGACACCGCGCCGGGCTGGACCGCGGGCATCGTCGAGAAGTGGAACGACATGCTCGGCTCGTTCTCCGGGGAGGAGGGCCGCGGCCGCGCCGCCCTGCAGGGCATGCGGGACATGTCCGAGCAGGGGCAGAACGTCCGGGACTCGTTCAACGAGCTCGGGGCGACCTCGGAGCAGCTCGCGCAGCAGGTGTCCGGCTCGGACGCCGAGTTCGCGGCCCTGGTGGAGGCGTTGCGCGCCACCAGCAACGGCGGTGAGGACGCCGTCGCGAAGGTGATGGCGCTGCGCAAGGGGATACAGGACACGCAGGAGGGTGCGCGGCTGGCGACGCCGGGGTTCTTCGACGTCGCCGACGCGATGAAGGTGCTCGCCGATGCGTCGGCGTCGGCCGAGGACAAGGCGTCGGCCCTCAAGCGCACCCTCGACGTGCTCGCCGGGGTGCCGGTGCCGCTGTCCGATGCGATCGCCGAGTACAACGAGCGGGTCCGGGAGACGGCCGAGGAGACGACGAACGCCTGGGCCGCGGCCGAGGGGTTCGGTGCCGCGCTGCTCAACGCGGACGGGTCGGTCAACACGGCCAGCGCCAACGGCGGCAAGCTGTACGACACCCTCAAGGACATCCGGGATGCGACCGCCGATGCGGCCGCAGCCGGCGCCGACATGGGTCCGATCTGGGCGCAGAACGAGGAGCAGTTCCGTCAGCTCGCCGCCGCGACCGGCCTGTCGGTCGATCAGATCCGGGCGGCCGCGGAGGCCGTCGGCCTGAACCCGGACGTCATCATGTCGCTGCGCATCGACGGCGGCGACCAGGCGATCCAGGAACTGAACACCGTCTCGGTGATGATGCAGGCCATCGAGGGCGACGGCCCGAAGACGGTCAGCGTCAAGGTCGAAGACGAGGCCGCCAAGACGAACCTGCGCGAACTCGGGTTCGAGATCGAGGAACTGCCCGGCGGGTTCATCGAGGTGACCGCCCCGAACGATCTGGCGCTCGCCGCGCTGCAGCAGGTGATCGACAAGACGATCGAGACCGGTTCGCAGTCGGCGACACCCGAGATCGATGCGGACACCACCGGGTTCGTCCTGAAGAACGAGGACGTCCTCGCGAAGCTCCGCGAGATCGACACCAGCGAGGTCGACCCGGCCATCGGCGCGGTGATCGACGACTTCATCGCCGGCCGCGACGTCACCCTGGCGGAGCTGGCGAAGATCGACACGAGCAAGGCATCCACCGAGGTGCGCATGCTCATCGAGGAGGCGATGCGTCAGGCGCAGGTCGTCTCCGCGGCGATCGATCAGGCGGCGAGGAACCGCACCGCGACGATCCGTGTCGTCGACCAGTGGGATCCCGGGGCCCGGGAAGCCTACTTCGGGGACCGCACGGTGCAGGGACCGTTCCTGCCCCGCAACGCCACCGGTGGTCGCCTGCACGCATTCGCCGGCGGCGGCCGGATGCCGACGACCGGGCCGGGCACCGAAACGACCGACGGCATCTTCGCTGTCGACCCCAACGGTGTGCCGATCGCGAAGGTCGACGGCGGCGAGTGGGTCGTCAACAGTGCCATGTCCGAGCGGTACGACCGCGAGCTGGCGATGATGAACGCCGGCACGTTCCCGAAGCTGCCCGGCTTCGAGACCGGCGGCCGTATCGTCGAGTCGATGCGGTCGGCGGTCCAGTCCCGGTTCCCGGGCATGGAGCTGACGTCGGGATTGCGGTTCACCGACAACGGTTATCACTCGAAGGGAATGGCCGCGGACTTCTCGGACGGGTTCGATTCGACCCCGACGATGCGCGCGCTGGCGGCGTGGATCGCCGACAACTACGCCGACATCACCCTGCAGCTGATCCATCAGCCGTTCGACCGGAACATCGGTCAGGGGCAGGGCTTCGTCGGCGACGGCACCGGCTTCTACGGCGTCGGGACGATGGCCGAGCACCGCAACCACGTGCACTGGGCGGTGTCCGAACCGGTAGGAGATCCGTCCCCGGCGGGCTCGTCGCCGTCCGGCACCGACTCCGGTGCCTCGCCCCGGGGTAGCCGATCCCGGAACCGGCAGACATGGGACGAGCAGGACGAGCTGAAGCTCGATTCGGCGCGCATCGCGGTGCAGCAGGCGATCGAGGCCCGCGACAAGGCGATGAACGATCCGAAGAAGTCGCAGGCCGACAAGGACCAGGCCGAGAACAAGGTCGCCAAGGCCGAACAGAAGGTCAAGGATCTCGAGGCCGAGAAGTACGCGGCCGAGACCGGTGACACGGGCCCGGCGCCGCAGGCCCCGGACCTGACGACCAACCGCAGCGACGACGAGATCCGCATGCGGGAGCTCGAGCGGTCCATCGCGGAAGCGAATGAGCGACGCAACGAGGTGTATGCGGATCCGAAGTCGACGCAACGGGACCGGGATGCGGCGGACGATGCGCTGCAGAAGGCGAAGAACGCTCTGACCGACGCGCAGAACACCTCCACGGAGGGCAGCAAGTCGGACAAGGGCGTGCTGACGGCATCGGGGATCTCCGACCTGCTCGGCAACGTCGCCAAGGCGGCCGTGCAGGGCCAGGTCGAATCCGCGTTCGGTGTGCTCGGTTTCAAGGGTGAAGGGGCGTTGTCGCAGGCGATCGTGCAGGGCGTCAACTACGCCGAGAAGAACCGGGAGCAGCTGCAGGTTGCGCCGCAATTCTCGGACGAGGAGATCGCCAAGCAGGGCCCGGTCACGCCCGGCACCCCGGGGTGGCTGGAGAAGCTGATCGACAGCCTGAAGGTGCCCGCGGTGCTCCGCGATTCGGGTGGCCCGCTCCCGCACGGCATGGCCGCATTGAATCTGTCCGGCGAGGAGGAATGGGTGCTCACCGGGCAGCAGCGCCGCGACTACGAGCGGGACATGGCGGCGTTGCGCGCCGGCACCGGCACCGGTTCGGCGGTCGCGCAGCTGGATTCGGTGGCGGCGCAGCTGCAGCAGCTCATCGACAACCCGCCTGTCCAGCACAACTCCACATTCAACGGCTACGACCTGCAGGAAGCGTTCCGGCGTGACCGGGTCGCCAAGCAGCAGGCCGCCGTGTCCTTCCGGAGGAGGTGAGGATGCCGCGCAAGAGAACGGAGGCGCTCGTCCAGGTCGAGACCTTTCGCGGGGAGTGGTTCACCATCTCCGGCCCCGGCCAAGGGGACCGGGGGGTGGAGCTGTCCACGAAGGTCGAAGACCTGTACGACGTCCCGGTCGAGACGATCCGCAACTCCCATGCCTTCCAGAAGGGATCGTCCTACGGCGGCAAACGCATCAAGCACCGCATCCCGGTGTTCGGTGTGGACATCGTCGGCGAGAACGGTTCGGAATGGGAGCTGCTCGACAGTGAATGGGCGAAGGGCTGGGATTACGACAACGAATCCAAGCTGTGGATCGAAACGGAATCGTCGCGTCGGTGCCTGTCCCTGAGCCTGTTCGAGCAGCCGAAGGTCGACCTCGAGTTCGACCCGCACGGGGAGCTGTACGCGCAGGTCACCATGACTTGCGTTGCCGGCGACCCGTACTGGTACGAGCCCGACGATACCGCCGTGTGGGTGTCGACAACCGACACCACCGGCGGCGGAACAGCTTCCGGTGATGTCACGGTGCACAACCCCACAAACCAGGAGATATGGCTGAAGTGGGTGCTGCAGGCATACCCGGGGGCGATCTATTCGCTGCCGGACTTCAGCTTCGGTGACGACCGGGAAGAACGCGCCGTCATCGACGCCAACCGGATCATCCAGATGCCGGCGCTGATCGCCGGGGAGCATCTGCTGGTCGACAGCGACCCGGACACCACCCAGGTCGAATCGAACATCGACACCGCGGTCTACCTGCGGATGGGTGGCGTCCGGTTCGCCTATCCGATCCCGCCGTACACCCCACCGACGTCGCTTCCGGTGTCGGTGACCAAGGCCCCCGCCGGTGTCGGGGTGCAGGTGCGGATGCCGCGCCCGTGGTCCCGGCCGTGGGGCCTGCAGTAGAGGAGGTGAGTTTGTGACAGCACCCGTCGAAACCATCGACTTCGACGCCGTATTCGACGACATCACCAGTCGGCTGAAGAAGGAGGAGAAGCACCGCCTCCTTCCGGCGAAGGTCCGACTGTACGACGGTGACTGGAACCTGCGCGGCCACATCACGCAGGCGAACACCGCCTCGTTCCAGTTCCTCGACGACGAGACCGGTACCGGCAGCATCGAAATGCCGGTCGACTACTACCTGTCGCGCTGGTGCATCGACGTCGACGCCCGCCCGACCACCAACATTCACATCGCCGTCGACAAGGACGGCGCCCGATGGTCCGGCCGGTGCGACTCGGTGAAGGTCATCACCAACGAACAGGGGCAGCGGGTCTGCCGGCTGACGTTCAAACACGACCGCGAGGAACTCAAGTACATCCTCGGGTACGCCAACCCGTTCCTGCCGCCCGAGGTGCAGTTCCCCAAGGTGTGGGTGCTGTTCGGGCGAGCCCGCTGGTGCCTGAAGACCACACTGCTGGTCAACATCATGCGCCTCGAGTCCTCGCTGTGGACCCTGCCCGACGACCCACTGGACCCGTCCCAGTGGTTCAACTTCGACCAGTCCACCTGGTGGCAGGTCGTCAAACCAGACCTCACGCCGGACAACTCGGTGGGTGCGATCGTGCACTCCAGGTTCAAAAACATGCACGAGGTCGGCAAGAAGGTCCTCGCCGACGCCCAGCTCACCTGGGAACCGCGCCGCTACCTCGAGGGCGACGAACCCCCGTGGGAGGGCGCGAACCTGCGGCACGGCTGCCTGGTGTGGGACCTGGTCGACAAGTCCGGCTGGAACACCGGGACCGCGTTCAAGGGCGACATCTTCGGCGGCCTGATCCGCGAGCTGATCAACATCGACGGCGACGGCATCACCGAAACCACCCAGCAACTCCCCGATCCGAACGTTCCCCCCGAGTACTACCAGCCCGGCAAGAAGGGCACACTGCCGTCGATGCCGGGCGTGGTGTTCCGGCAGACCGAGCATTCGGCGATCCAGAACTCCGAGTGGGAGTGGAAACCCGCCACCGCGGTCGGGTTCGTAGCAGGCGGCCATTCCATGCCGGGCGTGAACGAGGCCATCAGCGCCGCGATCCAGATGGCCGGCGACCTCATCGCAGCCATCATTGGGATCCCGCCAGTCGGCGGAGCCGCGGACGCCATCCTCAAACCGCTCTACACGGACGTGCTGCTGGCGTTCGGCAAGTTCAAGAACATCCAACGCGCCCAACGCCTCGGCAAATCGCACTACCACGAGGGCTGGGCGGACGGCGCCGACCGTGCCTACACCCTCGCCTACCTCATCGCGATGCGCACCGCGTTCTACAAGTCGCGGGAACAGGTCCGCGCCACCCTCACCGTCGCCGACGGGGCGCCATGGCGCATCGGCCAGAACGGGCACGGGCACTTCTTCCTCGGAGACCGAGTCGCGTTCAACGTGCTCGGCATGCCGGCGGGGAAGCTGTACGTCGAGCGAGTCTCCGAACTCACTTTGTCGTGGAGCCGCACCGAGTCGCCGACGTGGAAGATCGTCATCGGCCAGCGCGAGCCCGAAGACCCCGTCATCCAGGCACTCGAAACCATCCAGGAGATCTTCGGCATTCTGCACGACCTCGGGGTCGTGTAGCCGCAAGGAGGCACAGTGGGTAAGCGCATTCCGACCAGGGAGAACTGCGACCCGAACGATCCGGAAGACAAGTTCCAGTGGGTGTTTGTGGCGTGGCCGTTCATGGGCGACCAGACGTACACCCCGCACGACGACATTCTGAAGATGTGGTCGAAGCGGATGTGCGACCTGGGCTTCGAACTGCCGGACCCGGACAAGTCGCAGCTGAAACTGGTCGGCCCGGTTCGCGGCCCGCAGCACACCCTGAACGGCGCGGTCGGGTGGGTAGATAAGAACGACCCGGATCCGGAGCCGGTGGTGATCCCGGACATGGGCGCCTACACCCGTTTCGAGCAGGAGATCGTTGCCGAGCAGCTCCGCTACCACGGGGTCATCCCCGGGGAGGAGCAGAAGGTGTCGAAGGCGAAGGTGCGGACGGGGGATCAGTTCGAGCCGTCCGAGCACAGTCCGTCGACGGTGAACGGTTACCTGCTCGGGGTGCAGGCGCAGGGCAACTCGGCTGAGATGCGGCGGGTTGTCGCCGCGGAGATGGCCGGCAAGAAGCGGGATCAGATCCTGCGCAAGTGGCGGGGGATCTGACATGGCACATCCGGATTACCGCCTGGTCGACGACGTCGCCCGGGACCTCGGTGTGCCTGTCGGTGTGGTAGTCGGTGCGTGCGGTGCCCTCGGGGTGGACTGCAGCGAGGGCGTGCACCGTTCGTACACCGAGTCGATCCGACAGGTCGTGCTGCAGTGGGCACGGGAAGGCAGGCTGGGATGAGCTTCCGCAACGCCTACGGATACACCCACAGCGAGAACGGCTGGCGCATGTGCAACCGCGACGAGTGCGTGGTCGCCAACGTGGCACCGTTCACGAACACCGCACCGATCAGGGCCGGGGACGCGGCCACAATCCTCAACGCCTGGATCCTGTGGTACCACCAGAACGTCGAGCCGCTGATCTCCCCGGTGTGGGGTTGGTCGGCGCAGAACGACGTCGCAAACTCGAACCACCTGTCGGGCACGGCGATCGATCTGAATGCCGTGAAGTACCCGTGGGGGCGGCGGGTGATGCCTGCGGAGCAGATCGCGAAGATCCGGCACGGACTGAACCTGTTCGAGGGGACCGTGTTCTGGGGGGCGGATTGGCAGCGTGCCGACGAGATGCACTACCAGATCGGATTGCCGGAGGGGGATCCGCGGATCGCGCTGTTCGCGCAGAAGCTGAACAACGGCTACCTCGGCATCTACGGCCCTGAACCCACCACGTCCCAGACGCCCGCGCCGGTGGACGATTCGGCGATCTGGGATGACATCTGGACCCAACTGACCGGGGGCATCAAGTGAGCATCTACTGGGCCGACGTGTCCGAGTATCAGCGTGTCCCGATCGACGACACCTACCCGCACATGGTGTTCAGCTTCCGCACGAACAGTGGCAGCAAGCAGGACCGGCTCGGTGTGGAGAACGCCCGCCGGGCCCTGGACATGCTCAACCGCGGGCGCCTGGACGTCGTGATTCCCTACTACTTCTTCCGTCCTGGGCAGGCGAACTGCGACCTGCACAAGCAGATGCTGTCCGAGGCTGGGCTGTGGGGGCATCCGAAGACGGCGACGATGGTCGATGTCGAGGACGCGGCCGGCACCATCACGGGCAACGTGTCGGAGGAAGTCAACGACGAGATCCGGCGGCTGCAGGGCTGGTACGGGGATCCGCGCCGGGTGATCGGCTACTACAACCCGAATCCCGCGCCGAACCTGTGGCCGCAGCGCCCGCCGGATTTGAAGCTGGTGGTGCCGCACTACAACAACAAGCCGGGGGACAGCTACGACTACCCGGGCCGGTTCGGGCACCAGTACAGCGATCGTGTTCATTGCCCGCCGTTCGGCGAGTGCGACGCCAATTTCACGGGCATGTCTGTGCAGGAGTTGCGCGACATGCTCGGCATCAAAGGGGGAGACATGTCCGTACCCGAGGACGTTCAGAAGCAGCTCCGTGGCCCGGAGTTGGCCGGCTGGGAGCAGCTGGGTGGGCGCACGCTGGTCGATGCGGTGGCGGTGGTGCTGACGCAGCTGATCGGCCCGAATCCGTACACGTTCGACGGCTGGCCGCAGCTCAGCAACCGCACCTTGGTGGATGCGGTGAAGCAGGGACTCGAGAATCAGGTGCGGATCGCGGCGCGCCTCGATGCCATCGAAGGCCAGAACACTCAGATTCTCCGCGCGATCGAAGGGAAGAGCCATGACGTTCGCTGAGGTCCGCAAGTTCGCTGTCGCTGCACTGACGGCGGTTGCGGCTATCATCCCGCAGGTCCTCGGCACGCTGGCCGGGGTGATCCCGGAGAATGTGGCGTCGGCGTTGACGGTTGTGGCGGTTACTGCCGGCGCGATTCTGGTGTGGCTGGTGCCGAACGCCCCGCAGGATCCGGTCGCGAAGGTGCGGTCGAGTGTGGAGAAGTTGGGCCCGCTGCTCGAGGTGATTCAGGACCGGGTGCGGCGTGAAGTGAATATGCGTCTGCCGCAGACCACCGCCGACATCTATCAGCCTGAGGCGCGTCCCGATCCGCCGGCGCCCGACCCGTTCGTCGTGCCACCTGCCGGGCGGTAACCCGTGGAGGAGTTCGCCGGAGTCGCCATCGCCGACCTCGGACTGTCCGGGCTGCTCTCACTAGCAGTCCTGCTGATCCTCGCTGGCGGCCTGATCCCACGCACCCTGCACCGCACGATCACGAACCTGATGCAGCAGCGCATCGACAAGCTCGAAGAACTGCTCAGCAAAAGGGACTTGCAGATCGACCGGCTGATATCCGGAGCGGAAACCTCAGCGGAGGCCCTGGAGAAGATCCAGCGTGCCGCCGAACCCGACGAGCGGGTGGGTGATGGGTGATGCGGTGGGGATGGCACAAGGCGAGGCGGGAGCGGCAACAGCTCGAAGACACGTACCGGAAGCTCGAGCGGGAATGTGAGCGGGAGAAGAAGGTGAACGAGGTGATGGCCCGGATGGAGGCCGCGCGCCGCCGGAACCATTTCGGCGAGTCGGCGGTGGCCGCGATGCGTAGGCGGCACGCATGAGGCGCCTGATCCTGGCTGTGGCTGCGCTGCTGTGCGCCGGTGTGGTGGCGGTGTTCGATCCGCAGGAAGAGGCGCGGATCCTGCTGACGACGATGACGGTGCTGGCGTGGCTGTTCGTCGGCCTGTACGGGTGGCGCTCGCCGTGGCGCTCCACCGAGGCCGGCAAGACCCTGATGTTCACCGCCGCGGCGCTGGGGCTGATCGGGTTGCAGCTGATCTCAGTGTGGTGGCTGGGGGACTACGCGTGGCGCAACGAGGTCCGGGCCGTGACGGTGATCGCGCTGGTGCTGTCGCTGCTGCACCGCCTGGTGGTGCTGTGGGAGTTCCAGCACGAGGAGGCTGACAAGTGAGCTACCCAGTTGGTGGCGCCCCGTCGGGGGCGTTCCGTATCGGGACGGTCAAGGAGTCGCAGGACTACTCCGAGGACTCGGTGAAGGGCATCATCCGTGCCCGCAACATCGGCCCGTGGGAAGGCGCACAGTCCGCCGTCGCCGGCGAGCTCGCTCCTCGCGGGTTCGTGAACCGTGAGGTGGTGCGCCTGGACAACCGGATCGATCAGATCGTGTACGGCGACAATGTTCTCACGCAGCTCTACACATTCTCCGAGTCGGGGGTGTGGGAGAAGCCGCCGGGCGTGAAGAAGATCGTGGTGAACGTGCTCGCAGGTTCGTCCGGCGGCGGCAAGACCACCTACCCGTCCGGCGACTACTCGCCCGGGCAGGGTGGATTTTCGGGCGGTTGGTCGCGGGGGGAGTTCGATGCCGCGAATGTTCCGGCCACGGTGACTGTGACTGTGGGCGTTGGCGGCGCTGGCGCCACGACGGTGGACACGAACGGCGCAGCGGGGCAGGGGTCGTCGTTCGGGACGCTGGTGTCCGCTGGTGGCGCTGGATCGACAGCGTACGGGACGGGGAACATCACGTTCCGTATGCGTGGAGGGCTGGGCGGCGGCAACATCAACGCCGAGGAGTGGGCGGCGGCATCTCCCGGTTCGGACGGCTCGTATCAGGCCGGTGGTCGTGGTGGTGCGCGCGCCACGAATGGCGAGAACGGTGCCAGCATTGACGAGGCGATGATCCTGGGCGGGCAGATCGGCATGGGTTCCTCGGGTGGTGGTGGAGGTCAGGCCTTAGGGTTCCCAACAGCGGCTAACGGTGGCCGTGGAGGTCACGGGGGTTGGCCGTCCGGCGCCGGTGGTGGCGGTGGCGGCTCGATCAGTGGATCGAGCCCCGGCAACGGCGGTAACGGCGCGGTGGGTGCGGTGTGGGTCGAGGTGTACCTCGAGGACACCGCCGGGATCGCCCCGTCGGCGCCGACGAACGTGACCGCATCCAACATCACCCAGATCGGCGCGACCATCACCTGGACCGCGTCGACGGACGACATCGCGGTACTGCGGTACGAGATCCTGCGGGACGGCACCCAGGTCGGCTCCTCGAGCACACCCACATTCGACTTGACCGGACTCAACGCCGGCACCACCTACCAGATCACGGTGCGAGCGGTGGACTTGGGCAGCAACAAGTCCCCAGAGTCCACGCCGCTGAGCCTGACGACTTTGACCTAGGAGCCGATGATGCCGACAGCGGTACTGGTAGACGACGGGGTCGGCGGGTTCGCCGGCCCCGCATCCCTCTACCGGATCGACCCACCCATCAAGGGCACCGACCACGTGCTGGTGTACTACCGGCCCCCGATGATGGGGCAGGAGGGGCAGCTGACGGTGGTGCTCGCCACCCCGGGTGGGGCGGTGTTCGGGCAGGACGTGCGACCGCAGCAGGGCACGCACGTGACGCGGGAGCCGAATCATCATCTGGCGTTGCAGCTCGCCGGCGGGTATCAGATCGTCGACGCCGAACCCGTCCCCGCTGAGGGCGCCGCGGTGGAGTCGTCGCAACTGTACGACCCGGCGAATTACACCGTCGACGACGTGAACGCCTATCTGGCCGAGGCATCCCCGCAGGAGCAGGATCGGGTGCTCGCCGTCGAACGTGAAGGCAAGGCCCGCAAGGGCATTCTCGGAAAGGAGACGCCCTGATGCCGCAGATAACAGGCACGGTGCGGGACGTGGCGGGGAACCTCGCCAACGGCACCCTCAGCGTCCGCGCGAAAGACGTCCGCCGCAACGCCGCCGGCGACGCCCTCGTCGACGAACGCACCCACAAGATCAAGATCGTCAACGGCACGATCACCGCCAGCCCCGTCATCGACCCGGGCCCGGTGGTGATCTCCCTGTCGACACCAGGGAAGTACCGCACCTGGGAGGCGGTCGTGCCGACGGGCACCTCGGTGGATTTGTGGGACGTGATCGGGCAGTACATCCCGTACGACCCGCCGGTGGTGGCCGCGGCGCAGCAGGCCGCGACGGACGCCCAGGTCGCAGCGCAACGCGCGCAGGACGCCGCAGCCGATGCGCTGCTCATCCCCGACGGCGGCACCGACGGCCAGGCCCTCATCAAGGCCGGCGCCGGGCTCGCCTGGGGCACAGCCACCGGCGGGGGTGGAACGACGGTCGTAGAGGATCCCCCCGGATCCGGTCTCTACACCGTCACCTCAGGCCTCACCGAGGACCCGGACAACCCCGGCCTGTACCTGATCTGACAACTCGAGAAACAGCATCTGACCTGCTAAAATAGCAAGATGCGACAAGGACCCCGGCGGGTGCGGTAACACCCCCGGGGCATGGCCGAACTGTTGAGGAGTTCGACGTGGCTAATGGTACGTCATGGCGTTTCTGCCCAAAATGTGGTGAGACCAAACCGGCGCGAGAGTTCTACCGGAACCAGAATCGCAAGTCGCGGCGCGTACACAACTGTCGGAAGTGCGAGAACGCTGCATCCCGACGGCGGTATCAGAGTCGGTTGGACTTCATCCGCGAGTACAAACTCGAGCGCGGTTGCGCCGACTGCGGGTACAAGGGGCACCCAGCAGCGCTGGAGTTCGACCACCTTCCCCAGTTCGAGAAGAAGTACACGATCTCTCAGATCACTGCCCGCATGGCCATTCCCCATGAGGTTGTTCTCGAGGAGATCGCCAAGTGCGAGGTGGTGTGCGCGAACTGCCACCGCGTACGGACCTATGCACGCGGCGAGCATGGGGCATTCCACGATCTTCGTCGGGAGTACCGCGAGTTCGATGCCCCGACTGAGCCGCCGCCGTTCGAGCAACTGACCTTGGAGGTTTGATATGGCCAAGAAGCTCATCAGCTTCGACGATTCGAAGACCGGGGATGCGGCTCTCCCCGAACCGGTCAAAGAGGTACTTCGTGCCACTTATGTGCGGGGGGTCGTCTCCCCGTACATGCGCCCGCTGCGAGCCGCGCTCGACGCTGGACGCTCGACGGCGATCCTGTGCATCGGAGACTCGACTGTCGATTCGTTCGGTCGCGGAACTGATTACTGCTGGCCGGAACGGTTTGGTCAGCGGATCGCCGCCGCATACCCGAATCACCGGGTCGTGTCCCGCATGTGGGATACCGCGATCGACGACTACGGCGCTGATGTCGTCCTCCAAGCGGGTAGTGGTCCACGGTATGCACAGGTATCCAGTCGTGGTCTCGGTCGCTTCACTGCTACTCCTCCAGCCTTCTCAAGTGGGAACCTGGACCTGCGGATCAAGGTTGCACCCGACACATGGACTCCCGCTGCCGACCAGGAACTCATCTCACGGGGATACAAGATCGTCAGCGGGTCCGACTCCAGCCATTTTCAGTTCGACTGGGCGCTGCGGGCGACCGGCAAGATGATTCTCAAGCTGGGCAACACGGACGGGACGCCGTGGGCCGCGCAGATCGAGTCGAGCGTGGCCGTGACCGGCACCGCCGGGCAGGCGCAATGGCTACGTGTGACGTGTGAGATCGTCGCTGGCACCTCCCGTGCCACCAAGTTCTACACGTCCTCGGATGGGGCGGCGTGGACCCAGGTCGGCACAACGATCAGCCACACCGGGGCGATCCCCGCCCTACCTGCCGAGGTCGCAGGACACTACTTCACGGCAGGCTCAACGCGCTGGCAGCCCGCATCGCAGGCGCTACTCGGCAAGATCTACGAGATTCAGGTCCGCGACGGCGTGAACGGCCCGATGCTCACCCCGGCGTCTGTCGAGTTGTGGCAGCGGTATCCGGATGCCACAACGACGTTCGGCGGTAGCCCGACGGTGACAATCCTCAACGCGGGTCGAGCCGGTACGAACATGTCGTGGCACACCGACCCGGCACGCCAGAAACGTGAGTCCGCGCAGTACGGGCAGACGTTGACGATCTTCTCCGACTCCCACAATGAGTCCGGGCGGTCCGGTCCCGTCGATTGGATTGCGCCGTTCGAGGCATGGGTGGCATCGGTGCGCGCTGCGTTGACAGGCACGTCCGTGGGCGTGGTGATGCAGAACCCGCATCTGGCGTCGTGGCCGAACGAAGCCGCTTACGGCTACTCGCACCTGACCCGGATGGACGAGTTGCGACATATGGCCGCAAAGAACGGGTGGGAGGTGTTCGACTTCTACGGCGCTTTCATGGCGAACCCGAACTGGCAGACGCAGTACATGGCTGACTCGCTACACCCCAACTCGACGGGGCAGGAAGTGTCCGCCGATGTCCTCGCCCGTGCCCTCGGCATCAAGGTCTGACCCCGCCCGTAACGGCTCACGCGAATCCCGTTATCGGCTCGAGATTGTCGGCGTCCTCGGGTAGCGTCGGACACGCACGAACGAAAGCGGCCCCGGTCGGTGCTCCAACACCAGACCGAGGCCTTGCCACCACCACCAATGAGCCTTGGAGTGATGACCGTGTCTGACGCTACCCCCATCGAAGTTCTCCCGCGCACCCTCTCGTCGAAGCACGACCTGCTCATCGGCGGGTTCCTCGCCCGATACAAGGGCCAGTCGTTCAAGGCGTACGAACTAGACATGCGCATCTGGGTCGACTGGTGCCGCTCGTACGGGATCGACCCGATCTTCGGCATCGAGCGCCCGCACATCGAGCTGTTCGCCCGCTACCTCGAGATGGAACGCCACAACGCGCCGGCGTCCGTCGCGCGGCGGCTCACCTGCCTGCGCACGTTCTTCTGGCTCATGCAGGAGGACGGCGTGATCGTCAAGTCCCCGGCCGTCAACGTGAAGATGCCGCGGTGGCAGGTCGACCTGACGAAGAAGATCGGCCTCGAGCGCAAGGACTACATGTCGCTCATGGACGTCGCGCGCTCGTCCACCCCGGCCGACGAGGCACTGATCGCGCTGCTCGGCCAGCTCGGGCTCCGCGTCTCCGAGGCGTGCTCGCTGAACATCGAGGACTTCCAGGAGATCGAGCGCGGGCACCGGGTCGTGCGGTTCGTCGGGAAGAACACGAAGGCCGCCTCGATGCCAATCCCGATCCCGGTCCTGCGTTCGATGGAACGCGCCGCCGGCGAGCGCACGAAGGGCCCGCTGCTGCTGCGCCGCGACGGCACCCGGATGACGCGCCGCTCCGCCGACCGTGTGGTGAAGCGGCTCGCGCGGAAGGCCGGCATCCAGCGGACGATCTCCTGCCACACCCTGCGCAACACCTTCGTCACCGCGGCGCTGGATGCGAACGTGCCGCTTCGCGAGGTGCAGATCGCGGCCCGCCACTCCGACATCCGGCAGACGCTGATGTACGACCGCGGCCGCGTGAGCCTCGACCGGCACGCCGCCTACGTCGTGTCCGCGTTCATGGGTGGCTGATCACCGAGCACGACTGCGCCCCGCCCTCTCCGGAGGGCGGGGCGCTTTCGTCGTTCCCGGGGGCCGCGACCTACTCGCTGTCGGACGAGTACCACTCGAACTGTGCGGCGTCGTCCGGGTCGTCACAGTCGTACGGTTCGGTGCGCTTCTCCGACGTCGACACCTGGTCGAGTGTGACCTTCATCGCAGCCGACTTCTCATCCGTCGTCGAGGCCGGGTCGGCGAGCACGGCCTGAGCCTGCGCCACCTCGACCGAGCCGGGGGTGAGGCGCGCGAACCCGGCGCACAGCTCGGCGCGCTTCTGCTCATCCGGGGACGGGCCGGACTCCCCCGCGCAGGCAGCGAGCAGGAGCGGCAGGAGGGATGCGGCAGCCAGGGCGCGGAGTCTCATGCCGGGATCATCCCACCTGGACCACACCGCCCACCGTCGGATCCGGGGCGGGCTTCCCCTCCCACCCCGGAGCCGACGGTCAGATACCCAACGCGCGTGTGCGTTCCCGAGCCAACTCGGCGGCCCGTTCGAGGAGCTCGGGGGCATCGCAGGCAAGTACCCCGATCGCGTAGAACTGTTCCTTATCAGTCAGGTTGGACCACGCTTCGATTGCGTTGTTGGTGACGGTGGTCATGGCAGTCGCTCCTATCGTTTGCGGGAGTGTTGGCGTCGGGTGAGTACGGCGAGTCCGTCGCCGAGCTTGTCTACGGATGCGGCAGCGTGCCTGGTGGCCTGCGACAGGTAGATCGTGGTTGTGGCGAGGCTGGAGTGTCCGAGCAGTGCCTGTACGTCGCGCACGTCAGCGCCGGCATCACACAGGCGGGCGGCGAACCGGTGCCGCAACGTGTGCAGAGTCCATTCCATGCCGAGGCCCTTGAAGTATTGGGAGGCCACGCGGGACAGGTGGCTGGCTGGCCACGGGGTGCCGTTGGGGCGGCGGAAGATCGGTCCTGTCGAGTGCATCAACGGCCGGAGTTCGGCGACGACACCGGCCGGTACGCGCACGATTCGTTCGGCACCACCCTTGCCGTGAACAAGTAGGAATCCGGCACGGTTCTCGTCGAGGCGCAGGTCGGAGCGGCGGATAGCGGCGATCTCGCCGGCGCGCAGGCCACAGAATGCGGCGAGCAGCAGCCAGGCGTAGAGCTGCTGATTGTGTTGGGCGCAGCGGAGGGCGGTCGACAGGTCGGTCTCGGAGATCGGTCGGGGTTGGCGTTTGGGGATGCGGGGCAGGACGAGGTTCCGGGCTGGGTCCGATTCGATGAGGCCGGCGGCGTGGGCCCAGGCGTAGAAGCCGCGGACGTGGACTGTGTACGTGAAGATGCTCGAGGCGGACACGGTGAGGGAGTGTTGCCAGCGTTCGAGGTCTCGTTCGGTGGCGTCGAGCAGTGGTTTGTCGAGCCATGCGTGCAGTCGCCTGAGTTGGCCGTCGCGGTGGGTGATCGTGGCGGCGCGGATGTTCCGCAGGCGGAGGTGCGCGAGGTGTGTGCGAATAGTCGGATCGGTCATGGCGTGATCTTGAATTGGGGCGGGCCGCGACATGCCGGAGCGTTATCGGTTTGTGCGCGTTTCGTTGCCTCGGCTACATAGTAATGTTGCCGACCTCGGGGCTGACCTGGTGTTTCTCAGGTTTCGTGCCGGTGATGTGTGCGGCACGTACTCTGCAGTAA